GCTTTCCGGTGCCGGCGGGATCTCGGAAGACAGACCGTCGTTGATGGCCTCCATGCAGGTGATCATCGCCTCGGAGATCATGGAAGGCTTCAGCGCCCTCATGACCCATTTATCCGTCAGGTTCGCTTCCTCTCCGGCTTCTTCGAGGCCGGCATTCCCAAGGATCCTGATGCACTTTCCGATAGCGTTCAGCTGCTCCGGTCCGCCGAACAGGCTTGCCTCATCTTCTCCGTCGTTTTCCGCTTTTCCAAACAGCATCCGCATGAACGGTCCGATCCGGACGACTTCCTCCTGGATCTGCTTCATTTCCAGTGTCGTGTACAGAAGCGGGATTTTCCGCCCCTTCAGCGTGATCTCGATCATTTTCAGCACTCCTTTTCAATACACAAAAAGCCGGGGAGGGGAAAAACTCCCCGCCCCGTTGTTCATCAGGTGATCCCGGCCTTGCCCTTTACGTACGCGATTGCGGACGCCTTGTCAGAGAAGGTCTTGTGCGTGGCAAAATCCAGCTTCCCGCCGGAAGTCTTCTGCACGCCGGCGCCGGTACCGTTCAGGGTAGGCGTGCGCCATTCGATGTTCTGGCCCTTCGTGCGGGTTTCCTCGCTCGATACGCCGAACTTCATCTTGTAGAACCACCAGCCTTCGTAGCTGGTATTCACTCCGCCGGTGCTGGACAGCCGCATCACACGGACATATCCGAAGCCGACATCCGGGCTCGGATCTTCGTTAATGGTGTACTCTCCGGAGCTCACGGTTTCGCCCAGCAGCAGTCCGCGGGCCTCGTCCGTCAGTCCGGTCGGCTCAAAGGCCATCGTATAACCCAGGACTCCGTTCTCACTGTCCAGTTCCATGTCGTCGCCGTAGAAATGGCCGTCAGCACGGTTCCAGGTCAAGTTGGCTGCCACGGCTTCCGCGATGATCTTGCCGCCGGAATAGGTGGGACTGGACCCCGGCGAGTAGGAGCAAACCGCCGCCACAGGGCAAATCATTCCAACATTTGCGTTCATGTTCTTCCCTCCGTATTATTTGGTTATTGCTTCCAGTTCAGCCTCAATCTTTTCCTTGATGGCTTCCTCCGCTTTGGTTCTCCCTCTGCTGGTAGCCTGCCGGAAAAATGGCTGTTTCCTCATGAAAGATGTTCCGGAATTGATCGCGTTGACAATCACCGGAATCGGTTTCCGCCGTCCGTTCAGCATGGCGTATCCCGCGTTTCTGTACCCGACGGAAGTGTTGACTTCTGATCCGGTCTTCTTGAACTTTGCAATACCTGCATCCGCGTCCATCACGATCTGTTTCTCTTCCGGTGACGGGTCGCGTGTTACAAACACGGCATAATGAAAAGGTGCGGTTTTGATTTTCTCCGCACCCTTCTTGACCTCGTCCGCGATCACCCCGGCGCCTTCATACAGGCCCTTCGACGCGATGCTCTGACCGCGTGCTCCGAGCTCGTCCAGCGCCTTCGTGATCCCGTCCATGCCCTCAAGCTTCATTGTGATCGGCATCAGGCATCATCCTCTTCGTCTGTCGGTTCGTCCATAACCCGGAAGACCCACTCGACGTGGAACAGCGCATTGTCTTCCTCGTACTGGGTGCTGTTCAGTTCCCATGCCGCACCGCAGATCTCGGTCAGTGTCTCTTCCACCGCTTCGATCAGATCTTTCCGGTCCGTCAGCATCGGATAGAACAGGTCGACGCTGCCTTCCCATGCGCGGTCTTTCTTCTCGCCTTCGCCGTTCAGGCTTCCGGTCTCAAATTCCAGACTCACGACACCGTAGGTTCCTTCCGGCCGTGTCTTCCATCCGTATTCCTGGAACGGGACATCGAGCAGTTTCAGCGCGGCTACCAGAGCAGCATATTCACTCGGCATCCGGTGTCACCCCCGATCCCCATGCGTTTCCGGCTACACGCTGCAGCGTAAGTTCAATTCCATCCGTCTCCGTGATGTACGTCCGGATGATTTTGAACCGCTCGCCGTTTAGTTCCGCCAGCGGTTCGCCCATGTACTCAAAGTCGTGCGCGAGGATCACCTTCAGGTCAAGGTTCAGTCCGACTCCCATCGCCTGATAGGCTTCCTGCATTCCGATGGACTTCAGCGTACAGTAGACCGTCCGCTTGCTTTCTGATGGTTCGGTACCGACTCCATGTGCTGTCGGGATCTCCCTGACCAGAGTGATCACTGTTGATTTCAGCATTCGGTATCACCGCCCTCATAGTCGGTGTATCCGCTCGCGTGCATCAGCTGGCACTTCTGGTTGTCATAGGATTCCTTCAGCTTGTCATAGTTCGGAGGATTCCCGAACATCATCGCCGCATAGGTGAAAACCGCCCGCTTCACGAGCGGATCCTTCAGGTCGGACTGGTCAACGACCGCCCCGCTGCTCACCGTCCAGGCGATTCTGCCGGGCACTCTCACCCCTGCGATCTGCAGATCCTTCGCGCCGGCCTGCAGCAGGCTCATGATCTCACCGTCAAAGTGGTTCACGGTCACCCGCAGCGCCGTTTTCGCCTCGTTCAGCATCTGTCTCACCTCTGTTCTTCATAACCGGGGCGGGCGAGTGCTGATCTCCCACCCCGTCCCGTATGGCCCGGAGGCCGTCCGGTCATTCCCGCGCTGCCCCGAGAACACTGTCACGGAACATTTCGTCCACATGGATCCGCATGATATGTCCGATCTTCAGCCGGCTGTCACAGTGAAACTTCATGTCGAGTTTCTTTGCCCTCCAGCAGAAGGTCAGGTCCTCTCCGAGTCCGCCGACCGGGAAGAACGGCACACCGTAAATCCCCATCGCTTCCAGCATCTCCATCCGCATCAGCAGGCAGGCAAACCCGCACGCTTCAACCTCGAACATCTGGTCTCTCGGATAGTCGAACCAGTTCTTACACACCGGCAGCACCATCTGGCCGTTCGTCTGTACTTCCAGGTGGTTGTAGATGCACGGCTTGAAGGGGGGCCGTCTACCGAAGCAGAGGCCAGACACCGCCATCTTCCGGATCCCGTCTTCCGTTCCCTCAATGTCAGCGATCAGCTTGTCAAGAAGGTCCGGTTCAAAGGTCATATCCGAATCCAGCCACAGGATGTAGTCGTATCCGCCGTGATCAAGCGCATACCGCGTGATCTGATTCCTGGCGTCATAGACCAGCGTTGCCTTCAGGTACTTCACTTCAATCTCTTCAGATTTGTGATGTAGCAACAGGTTCGTCAGGCATTCGGAAAAATCCGTTTCCTGTACGTCCATACATGGGATCGCAATCAGTGTTTTCATCAGGTCAGCACTCCTTTTGAAAAGTCATAGGCCCGGAGATTTCTCCCCGGGCCCCGCAGGTATTCAGTTCAGCTTAGGTCGTGGCCACGTAGCGCACGATGGCGTTCGCATCGGCCAGCTTGCCGTCAGCCAGGGTCATGGCGCGGTACACGCTGGAACCCTTCCGGAACTCAGCTTCTTCACTCTTCTTCACTTCGATGCCCTTCGCCAGGTTCAGCTTATAGGCCTTGAAGTCGCCGAAGAGGATGTCTTCAGCGCCGCAGTTCGCGTCGACGATGACCGGGTAGCCCAGGATGTTGAACTTCCGGGCCGCCTGGGGCTCGTTCACCACGATCCGCTGTCCGGCGGTGTCAACCATGCCCAGCACCTTTCCGAAGAACAGAGCCGGGTTCATGCAGAAGCTGGCGTTCGGATGGTACTGTCCGGGCAGAGCGCCCATGATGGTGCAGATGTCGCCCCACTTGATGCCGGCGCGCTTGAAGGTGCCGTCAGCGGAGCTCTTGGTTGTCACGATACCGGTGGCCTGCGTGGTGCCGGTGCCCTTCAGGATGCCAGCGTCCAGAGCCTTTTCGATCTTGTTGATCAGGCGGGCAACCAGCCAGGCTTCGAAGGCGTCAACGCTCATCGCGCCGACATCGGCGGTGATTTCCACAGTCTTGATCAGCTTGTAGGCGCCCAGGGTCACGGGAGCGAGCGCGTCGGTGCTGTCAGTGCTTCCGACTTCCATGTCCAGCCAGGACGCCTCGTTGGCGACGCTCTCGGCCGGGTAGGTCACAAAGCCGGGGATGTTGGTCATGTCGACCGCGCCGATCATGGGGTTCAGCTCCAGCTTGTGAACGATCTCGTTCATGGTCTGTGTGGGGATGGCGGCGGTGCCGACAACGGCGGTGCGCTCTTCAGCGGTCAGGTCCTTGCCCTGCAGGTTCTTCAGGAACGCCTCGCGGTATTCGGGGCTGTTCACAGCAAAACGATTTTCCATTTTCTTTTCCTCCGTAAAATTTTTGATTACGGCATCGTTGCCCTGGGCAACTTTCTGCCGTTCTTCTTCCGCCTTCGCGGCGGCAACAGCGCGGGCTTCCAGTTCAGCCTTGATGGCTTCCAGTTCGTTCGCCCGTGCTTCCAGATCTTCCGTGGAAACGCCTTCAGTATCCATGCCGGCCAGTTCGGTCTGCCTGGCTTCCAGCTGCTCCACGTTCATTTCGTCAAACTTCATTCGGTTTGACCTCCTCCGTGAGTTTTTTCAGCCGTTCCAGGACCGCCGTCCGGCGTTCTGCTTCGGCCTGTGCGGCACGTTCCGCCTCCTGCTGCTCCCTTGCGCTCTCCAGCGAGGCTTTGACGCTCTCCAGCGCATCGCCTTCGGAAGCCGCCTGGATGGATGTGCCTTCGTATGCCGGGAATGCGACCGCGGACACTTCAAACACCCGGTTGATGCTGCGGATATGCCGCAGCGGGCTGTCTGTGTCCACTCCGTCCCAGCTTTCTTTATCCACCGTGAACGCGAACGACATTCCGGAAATGTCGCCGCGCCGGATGGCGGAATAAAGCTCTTTCGCCCGCGGGTTGTTCTCCGTGTCCAGGTTGACCCGGATACTCATGCCCGCTTCGTTCACCATCAGCTGCATGGTGCTGTTCTCGTTATTGTTCCGGCTCCGGGCCAGCGGGACCATGCTGAAGTCATGCCCCACCAGGAACCGCACATCGCGCAGGTCCGTTGTGTCCAGAGCACCGACGTCAATTGTTTCCCGGCAGAAGCCGAGGTCGGTTTCCTGGTTGAACACAATCGGCTGCCCGGTAATCACCGAGCCTTTTTCCTCCGTCTGCTCCGCCCGGATCTCGAACTCGAGATACCGTCTCTCTTTATTCATCGCTCTTGTCCTCCTCGTCTTTCTTGCCCTCGTCGACCATGTAGTACTCGCCGCGGATCGGCGCGTGCTGTCCGGTCCCGTCAGGCAGCGGTTCATAGTTGAACAGCTCGCGGATTTCGTCGATCATCAGCACGCCACGGTCTCCGAGTTCCTTCGCCATGCTTACCTTCTGGGTCACGTTCATGTACTGCAGGCGGTTTGCCGTGAACGTGATCGCGTTTCCGCCGTTCCGCTCGCGTTCCGTGAACACCATCCGCGTCAGCGCTTCGCTCAGTTTGATGGCGAACGGTTCGATGGCTCCGTTGAAGAAGGAATCCATCACGTCGGACGTGGCGGAGTTGTCGAGCACCGCAGCCGGCACGCCGAAGTAGTTGCTTACGTTCTGCTGGATCAGCTTCTGTTGCTCCGCGTCGACCTTGTACGCTTCCTGCTTCAGCTGCTGTACGTTCGTAAACTGGTTGCCGAACAGGAGCAGGCCGCCGCCTCCGCCCTGGAAGTTGTTTTCGTCGAATCTCTTCCGTTCTCTGCGCAGATCCTCATCAAAGGCCTTGCTGTTCAGCTGTGCCATGAACCGATAGGTCGCGCCGTTTTTCACGCCTTCCTGGATTCCCTGGTTGACCATGTTGACCAGTTTCATCGTGGAATCCAGCGCCGTGTTTTTCTCGCCAAAGAAGTCGTCCTTCAGCTGGTGCTTCGGGATCACCGCACACTTATCCAGCTCCATCGAGCGCTTCTGGCCGTTCATAAACGTGTAGCGCAGGAACGGCCTCCCGCCGTGGTCCACGACCTCGCTGGTTGACGGGAACACCGGGAAGAACCCCGTCACCGCTCCGTACTTGTCCAGCACCGGCACGACGAACAGGTTGTTCTCCACGTCGTAGATATTGCTGCACCGTTCCAGGAACTGCGGCCATGTGTACCACGGGTTCGGGGCTGTCCGTGTCGCCGTCAGCAGTTTCGCTCCGGCCGTGCCCTTTATGCCGTACTTCAGTTTCGCAACGTGCCGCGCCTTTGCATCCACCGCTGCCCGGACCAGTTCGCTCTCATAGATCTGCCCGCCCCAGCTGGTGAACACCGGAGAATACGCCGTCAGCGTCTCGAACCGGCTGTCTCCGACCATTGAGGCCTTCGGTTTCCCGAACAGCCGATCAATCAGTCCCATTCCATTCACCTCTCATTACTCAGCTGTGCGGCCAGCTCTTCATAGTAGTTATGCCGCATACAGATCGCGTCACTCAGTGCCGCCATCCCGTCGATGTGAGCCCTCGGATTCATCTTGATCAGTCTCCGACGGTTCGTTCCTTCTTCAAACTTCAGCGCCGCATCCAGCATGTGAACCTTCATCAGGTCGTTGTCGTTGATGCACCGGAGCCGGCCGTCCTTGATCATTCCTTCCATGTCGATCAGGATGCCCGTCAGGTTGCTGCCCTGGCTGACGGATTCCATGCTGTACCCGTCTGCCTCCATGTCCTGCACCAGATACGCTGCACTGTACCGGTCATAACCAACCTTCAGCGGAAGGATCTCATAGTCTCGCTCTAATTTCCGGAACCAGTCGTGGACCGCATGATAGTCCACCGTGTTTTCCCCGCAGACCGTCAGCAGACCGCGCTGCTGGTAGATCCGGTAGGGCAATCCATCCCGGGCCGTCGCCTCGTCGACTTTGTTCTCCGGCATGAAGAACATCGTGTCGAACCAGCTGACGCCGTCCTTCTCGATCACGATCACCGCGGCCGTAAGGTCGACCGCCAGTGACAGGTCGATTCCGCCCAGCGCGTAGCTGTGCCTGAAGTCCTCCAGCGTCAGGTTGTTGCCGAAGCACTTCTTCACATCCTGGGCGGACAGCCATGCACAGGAACTGTTCTGCGGGACGTTCGCGTATTTCGTGAGGAACTCAACCTTCTTTGAAAGCGAGCCCTCCGCGACCGCGATTTCCTCCAGCATGTAGTCCACGCTGACGGATACGCCCAGGTTCGGGTTGGATTTCTTCAGTTCGTTGATGTCGTTCCACTTGTCGACATCGTCGATCTGATACAAAAAAGGCGCGAGCCGTGTTTCCTTGCTCGTGCCCATGATCACGGCGGTGGACCGCCGGATGATCTCATCAAAAATACCGTCACGCACATACCCGGCCGTGCTGATGCTCAACAGCATCGGCTGCCGGCGGGCGCCGAGTGCGGATTTCAGAACCTCGTACTGCTTCAGGCCAGGATCCCCGGCCCAGCTGCTGATCTCGTCACAGACCGTCAGCGACGGGTTCAGACCGTCTGACTTCTGGTAGCTGAATGCCAGCGGCTGTGCGGAAGAGTTGCTCGACGCTACGTAGATGTCCGTCCGGCGCTTCTTTGTGATGTCGTTCAGCTCCGGCTCCTTGATGATCATCTGCTGGAAGGCGTTGAAGCACAGCCTCGACTGGTCCAGCTTCGGAGCCACAAAGTACAGCCTCGCGCCGTACTCGCCGTCCATGTACATCATGTACGCGGCGATCGCGGCCGCCAGGAGCGTCTTGCCGTTCTTCCGGGCAATCTCCAGGACGACTTCCCGGAACTGCCTGCAGCCCTCATCGTCCATGATCCCAAAGATAACGGACAAGAACGCTTTCTGCCACAGTTCCAGCTTGATCAGCTTCGGTGCGAGCGGACCTTCATGGTGCCGGCAGAACGATTCAATGAACCGGATCGCCTTCGCTGCCTTCTTCCGGTCGAATGAGAACAGCTTCTTCTGCAGGCCGTCAACGATGTACGAATACCAGTCGCGGATCCAGTGACCGACCGTCTCCGTGCCGTCCATGATCCGCTGGTAGTACGTCAGGATGTAGTCCTGCTCCGGATGATTCGGCGCCTTACTCATTCATCATCGCCGCCAGTTTGCTCTGCCGGACCTCCTTCGGCAGTTTCGCGCTCAGTTTGTCCATCAGCGCGTTGTACACTTTTGCCAGGCTGTTGTATGCCTGCAGATCCGCGGAGGCTTTCGTCCCGGACTGGTTCGCCCCGTTCTGATAACTGTCCGTCACGCCGTTTTCGTTGATCGCCTTCTGCAGATCTTCCAGCGTGACCTTCATGAAAGCGGCATTTTGCAGCAGCGGGTCGCAGAACATCAGCTCATTTGCCGGCATCGCGGAGAATAATTCCTTCATCCGCACGTACTCATCGGAAATCCGCTGATCTTTCGTTAATTCGGCCTTTTTCTGGCCTCCCCGAGCCACAAATTACACCCCCTTCAAAATTGGTAGTCGGTCTTAAAACAG